TAAGGGCAGCGGCCGGCGACCCAAACCGGTCGAGCGCAAGCGCCGGTTGGGCAATCTCGGCAAACGGCCGCTCACGTCGATTGACGGCAACGTCGTGGCGCTGCCGGTGACGTCGATACCTGAGCCGCACCGGCCACTCTCCGACAACTACGGCCGGCGCCTGTGGAACGCAGTCTGGACAGCCGGCGCGTCGTGGTTGAAGCCGTCAATGGATGCCGAGGTCGTGCTGATGGCGTGCGAGGCAATCGACGAGCGCGTACAACTCCGCACGACGGTTATGCTCAACCCCACGCAATGGAGAGAGAGACGAGCACTGCGCGAACTCGACCGACAGGTCGCGTCTCTGTTGGGGCAGTTAGGTTTCTCGCCGGCCGAGCGCGCCAACCTCGGCGTCACCGATGAGCAACGCAACGAGTTCGCGGCACTCCGCGCCCGCATCGACGCCAAGAGGAATGCTGCCCAACCCTAAGTGGGCGCCGACGTTCTACACGCCGCGACGGCACCCCAAGACCGACGGCGACGACCTCATCAAACTCGCCGAGGCGCAGTTTCACGTTCTCAAAGGTTTCAAGGCAGGGCAACCTCTGCGGTTCACGGCGTGGCAACGCTGGCTGCTGCGCGCACTCTACGAACGCAACGCCGCCGGCCGGCTGCGGTACCGGCGCGCGCTCGTCGGCCTACCGCGCAAACAAGGCAAGAGCCTGATGGGCTCGGCCATCGCCGTCTATGGAATGATTGCCGGCGAGGCCGGCGCCGAGGTGTACGCCGTCGCCGGCGACCGGCAGCAGGCGCGCATCGTGTTCAACGAGGCACGGCAGCAGATACAGATGTCGCCGCACCTCGCCAACGTCGCAAAGGTGTACCGCGACGCAATCGAGATGCCGATGTTCGGCAGCGTGTTTCGCGTGTTGTCGTCTGAGTTCAAATCGCAGGCCGGCCTCAATCCGTCGCTGGTCGTGTTCGACGAGTTGTGGAATCAAGCAGGCGCCGACCTCTTCGACCAGATGAGCCTCGGCTCAGGTGCTCGCGTCGAACCGCTCGTGTTGTCGATTACGACCGCCGGCTACGACCTCGACACGCTCGCCGGCCGGCAGTACCTCTACGGCAAACAGTGCGCGCAAGGCGAGATAGTCGACGAGACGTTCGGCTGCTGGTGGTGGGAGGCCGCCGCCGATTGCGACCTACGCGACCGGCAGCAGTGGCGCGCCTCCAACCCGAACCTCGCCGAGAGATTGCTCGCGGTCGACGACCTCGACACGGCCGTCAAACAAACGTCTGAGTCGGCGTTCAGGCGGTGGCGTCTCAATCAGTGGGTGAGGGCGCAAGAGTGTTGGCTGCCGGCCGGCGCGTGGGATGCGTGCCGCGACGACGTGCCGCTCGTCGACGACGCGCCGCTATTCGTCGGCGTAGATATGGCGTTGAAGCACGACAGCGTCGCCGTCGTCGCCGCGCAACCGCAAGGCGACCGGCTCGTGGTGCGGTCGCGTATCTGGAACCCCGACGGCGAGGCAATCGACGTCGCCGCCGTCGAGGCGCACCTGCGGCAACTCCACCACTCGTACCGCGTCGTCGAGTTCGCATACGACCCTGCCTACTTCCAACGCTCAGCCGAGGCGCTCGCCGACGACGGCCTGCCAATGGTCGAGTTTCCGCAAAGCGCGCAACGTATGGTGCCGGCGTGCGGCCACGCGTATGAACTCATCGTCAACCGGCGAGTGGCACACGACGGCTCCCCCACCCTCGCCGACCACGTGCTGTCGGCCGCGCAACGCGTCACCGACCACGGTTGGCGCCTATCCAAGAACAAATCCAAACGCAAGATTGACGCGTGTATCGCGCTGGTGATAGCCTTAGACCGCGCAACAACGCGTATGAAGCAGGCCGAGCAGGCTACGGTGGTCAACGTATGGCAATGAGAGACAAGATTGACGTAGGTGCGGTCGCCGAGGTCGCCGGCTTCGCGGCGCTCGTGGTCGGCGTCGCCGGTTGGGATTGGCGCGCCGCCGCCGTCGTCGCCGGCGTGCTACTCATCGTGTTCGGCGCGGTCAAGCAATGAGCCTGTGGCGTAAGGTCGAGCAGCGAGCGCTACCGCTCAACGTCGACCCCTACCAAATCACCGCTCGGCCGCGATACGCCAACTATTCAGGCGAGATTGTCAACGAGTTCACCGCCTTCGCCCACTCAGCGGTCATCAACGCCGTCACCTTGCTGGCCGATTCAGTCGCGTCTATGCCGGTTGAGTTGCTACGCGAGCGCAACGGCCGCACCGAACGGCTGCCCACGCCGTCGGTACTCTTCAAACCGAACGCCCGACAGTCAATGTTCGAGTTCATCCATCAGGTGATGGCGACGCTCACCCTCCACGGCTGCGCCTACGTCTACGCCCCGCGACGCGCCGGCGAACTGCCCTCTGAAATGGTCGTGCTTCACCCGCACCAAATCAAAGACCAACTCATCACCGACACCAATCAGTACGCCTACGAGATTGGCGGCGAACTCTACTCGCAGCGCGACGTGCGCGCCATTCACTGGCTGCTGCTACCTAACTCCAAGCGCGGTATCTCGCCGATGGAGGCGCTACGCAACACTATCGGTATGGGGATTGCGATGGATAGGTTTCTCGCCGCGTTCTACGGCGACGGCGCCACGCCGTCGAGCGTGCTGGAAACAGACACCACTATCACGATGGAGCAAGCCAACATCCTGCGCGACACGTGGGAGGAGGCGCATTGGAAGAGGCGCCGGCCGGCGGTGCTTACCGGCGGCCTGAAATGGCGCAGCATCACGACGAGCGCCGCAGATATGCAGATGCTCGAACACCGCGAGGCGATTGTGCGCGACATCGCGCGCGCCTACCGCATACCGCTTCATATGATGATGGGCAGCGGCGGGGAGAGCCAGACCTATCAGAACGTCGAGTCAGCCGGCATCCAGTTCGTGCGTCACACGCTGCTGCCATATATGCGTCGCATCGAAGATGCGTTGAGCGAGATGCTACCGGCCAGTCAGTACGTGCGTTTCAACGCCGACGAGTTGCAGCGCGCCGACCTAAACACGCGCGTCAAAGCGCAACAGACGATGATTATGAGCGGCACCCTGACGCCCAACGAGGCGCGCCAGATTGAGAACCGCGAGCCGTATGAGGGCGGCGACCAGTTCGTGCTCGGCCTCGCCGGCGCCGTGGTCGCCGGCGTCGAGGGCGGCGAACTGCCGACAATCGGCGCCGACGCGCTACCGCCAAAGTGAGCGCCTATGCCCTACGGCATCACCGCTAATCACCCCGAATGCGACGCTTGGGCGACCGTCAAGGTGGAGGCCGATGGCACGTTAGCGCTGCTCGCGTGCCACGCTGACAAACAATCTGCGATTGACCAGATGGTCGCCGTCTCTCTCGACGAGGGCGAAGAGCCCGCCGGCGAGGTCGGCGAACGCGAACCCGCCGCCGACGTCGACGAGATTGAGACGCGCGCGCCGTCTCTCGTCGCGCCCGCGTTTATGGCGTCGAGCGCCCGACGCGGCCTAGCGCTGCACGCCGAGGGCAAGTCAGGCGCCGGCCTGCGACCGCAAACCGTCGCCGACGCCCGCAAGATGGCCGACGGCGAGGCGCTCAGCGAAGACAAGTGGCGCCGCATCGCGCCGTGGATTGCGAGGCACATTGGCGACCTCGACGCGGCCAAGGGCGGCGAGATTACCGCCGGCGTCGTGGCGATGTTGCTGTGGGGCGGCGGCAGCAGTCGCGCGACCGCGCAACGCGCTCAACGATACGCCGAGCGCATCGTCGCGCAACTCGACGAGAGCACCCGCGCCGACGCGCCCGCACCCGCCAAAGACCAAATCAAAGGCAGCGACACCAACCCTGCCGGCTCGGCCGCCGACAAGACCGGCGACATCAAACTCAATGAAGCCACCGAGACGGCGCTGCGCAACAAGGCCGAAGAGCACAACGCCGCGATGACCAAAGACGACCGGCCGGCGTGGACACGCGTGCGGGTAAGCGCCCTGCGCGCCGTCTGGCGGCGAGGCGCCGGCGCATTCTCAACGTCGCATCGCCCCAATATGACGCGAGCCCAGTGGGCGATGGCGCGCGTCAACGCGTTTCTACACTTGGCGCGCACCGGCAGCCCCAAAAACGACAAGTACGTCGGCGACAACGACCTACT